CATCTTCTTAACTCGCTGAAGGCGACCCATAGCACCTTCCATGTGAACATCTTCCATCCTCGGATTAGGCATCTCATTATCCTTGTTTTTAATGTAACCAGAAGAGTATGCGGCTTTCGCTACTTCTTCTGCCTTACTGCGTGTTGGGAATGGTCCTTTTGAACCCCAATAATAACCTTTAGAGGTTTTACGAATTGGCATTTTTGCTTTTCTCTCTAATTTTCTTTTTGGGAGGTGGCGTTACTTCCCATCCTTCTAAGCTTTTGAATCTTGAAGTATCCCTTTCTTTTGGCCTTTGCTTGTATAAATCCGCTCTGCTCCAAGATTCTTTTATCGGTTTGCTCATAATTCCTCCATTTCAATTATCAACATTTCAGAAGGCTTTGTTAAATTTATACCACCTCTAACAATCTGCTGTAACTCCCCCATAGATTCTTTTGATTGTGTCACTGTTTTGGTTCCTGTGATTCTAAACTTAGTATTCGGCAAAACAACAACTTCTTGTTCGCTTGAATATTTAGAATTATAGCCTATATAACGCCCTGTTTTACTTTGAGCCTTTATGACCACAGAATTAGTGTTATTCATAAAGTAAACTTTATCCCCTTTCTCGGTAAATCCCACTTGATCCAATCCAGATTTAGTGGAACTGCCCCTACTCGGCATTAGACCTGCGAAATCAGAGATAATGTCCCTACTGAGAGAAAAGGACGCGATAGGCATATTTATTTCTGCGCCTTCTACAAACTGCTCTTTTATTCTATTGTAAACATTCGGCGTTTGATTATCAAAGCTCATACCTCTATACATCACGCCTTCCATTGTCGGACACTTTTCTATATTGCTAATAAGATATCTATCATCAAAATTTTCTCTACCACTAATCACCCTTTCTCTCATTGCGGCAATGTCTTCGTAGGGCGCGGCAGTCCAATTGTCACGAATATTAGCATCTTCTCCAAGGGTCAACTCTTCTTCTCCATGGATAATTCTTCTATTTTTCTCTTCTTCAGTTTGGTATTGAGATTGGAAAAATTCTCCTACGGCAGACTTTGTTCTATTGCCGTGTAATTTTTGATTGTGTCCTATACCGCCCGGACTATGAAGCTGAATTTCAATATTGTCATGTGCGAAATATTCATCCTTCATAATGTAAATGTATATACACCTACAAGCTCCCCTACCATTACAATCCCTATGTGGAGGCATTAGATTGTAGTAACGCTTTGACCCTACTTCAACTCTTGTCCCATCAACAGCGGCACATTCTATGCAAGTATTTTGATCCATTAAAGATGAATAATAAGCAAAGGCAATATCATCTTTATACTTCATTGCCTTGTAGTGCCTACCAAGCGAGTAAGACTCTGATACATTTTTTATTGCCGCTTTTTTCCCTTCCCTATCGGCAACACCTACAATCTGATCAACAAGCTCATCTATGTTTCGTGAAGTTATTCCATCTTCGCCTAAAGTACGCCATAAGTCTTCGGCATATAACTGAGCGGCTCTTTCTATTTTATGGGTAATATCAAGAGACATAGCTCTAGCCCTTGCTAAAAAAAGCTCTTTAATCTCTTTTATTTCTGGCTCTTCATCTCTTAGCTGTATTCGGTTTCTCTGCCTATCAATTTCTTTTTCTATTTCAGCACTGCCTTTATAAAACAATCCGTTCATTATTTTATAAAATCCATTAGACAAAGCTTGAGAGTCAGTTTTCCTAACTTTAATTTCAGATATTGCTTCTGGACCCTCAGAGATGGCACTGACTACTTTGCCTCTAATATAATCAGCTAAGTCATATCTCATTCTTTGCGTAATTCTCTCAATATCCATTCTACCCTGCTCTAAATCATTTAGAATAGATGGGAAATTGGGAGCTTTCTCTTCTTCGCTTAACTCTTTTTTCTTATTCATTAGAACCAATCAACCCAAGTAAGATCAATGGTAACCTCACTGCTGTTTTTTGATTTGCCTACAACGCTTAATGTTTCATTTGGCAGAAGTCTAATGTCTTTTCCTATCAAATCGATATCTCTTGAATCAACTTTAGCCAATACATAGCCACGTGAATAATCACCATCTGTTGCAGTTGCTGAGTTTTTCATAATAGAAGCTAAGGAAGTATCAACATCTATATTTGTATACGTAGCAGATCCTCCAATTAATGCATTTTTAATTAATTTTACAGTAACCGACTTTGTTCCATCAGTGGCAATGCCGATATTGTCTAATCTGATCACAGAAAGATTAGTTTTGCCCTTAAAAGTAGGATTGTTTCTAACTGTTAAAATATTTTTAAACGAATCACTTACTGTAGTAATATTACCAGAAGACTTAACAAGTCCCAATACCTCTTCTTGCCCTTCAACAAACCCTGCAATAGATGAAGACTTCAAATTTATTAAATTTGAATTAGTTCCATTTCTTGTTGAGAATGTAAACTGCAAATGAGGAATTGAAGATGAGGGTATTTCATTTTTATTAGCATATCTTTCTGTATGGACAAGTTGGAATTCACTCGTTGTAGCACTTTCAATAAAATATTGTATGCCACCATAACCAAGCCATTGGTTTTTAATTTGAAAAATATTACCTGCTTGTGGATTTAGGGTTTGACCCGACGGGCCTTTCCCGTCCATCTTGTCAACATTCCACTCGCTCTGAGGGATTACATACTTGCTCCCTGTATTTTTTCTAATTATGCCAAAAGTCTCATTTTCGTATCCAAAGCCAAAAAAGTTTTCATAATTACCCACACCTGCTTCCATATTGCTATCTGGCTGAGCAGTTGAGAATAAAGAGGAAAACCTTGAGAGACTGCCTTGCCCCGGTTGATAATGTATAAAATCTTTCGACAACAGCGTTGAGCTTGAGTTTGCGTCTGGAGATTTTAAAATCAGCAAAGAATCTTCTGATAAAACTGTCCCATTGTTGGTTACTTGAGTTTCAACAAGTTGATTGTTGACTCCATAAAAAAACCCCATTTGTATTTGTGGAGTTAAGCCAGCAACTAGATTTTCTCCAAAAGCACTGACCATGGTCTTTGGTGGAGTAACATATACTGGAACTTTAGGATGCCCTCTTCCTACCATTTTATCTATCCTCTGCTTCTTCTAATTTTTGTAATCTTTTTTCTATGTATTCTATTTTTAAATTTTGACGAGTATCGTCTGGCAACGAACCTATTCTACCTAAAGGCCAATTAACTCTAAAGTAGTTATTATCATTAACATCTCTTTTTATGAGCATGACATCTACATCAAATCCAGAAAGCCTTATTTCTGTGTTTTCAATTCTATTACGAACCTCTTCAATTTCCACTTCTAATTCATATAGATCTTCTACGGCTCTTTCAAGCTTTTGTTGCGCTTCAAATACGCTCGATATCTGGTCCCATCCAAAATAAAGAGCCACGCCACCTGCTAATAGCATGATTAGCAATATACCAGCTTCTTTTGAAAGCTTATCTATTGCTCCTCCTGTATCAAGTGCGTCTGCCAATGCTACCTATACCCTTTTGATATTTCTTTTGCTTTTGGCGTTTGTTTGCTAAACTGCTTGCCGCTTTTTAGGTCTTTTCGCTTTTGTTTAGTAGTAGCCGCATAAGCTTGCGGAGACATTTTTTCAATGGCTTTTCTGGGGAGATATCTTTCTCCGGTAGCCTTGTCTCCTTGAGTGCTTGGGTTGCCCGACTTAGTTGTCCAATCCTCCCTTGTCCACTTGGAAAGAGATCTTTGGGGTTCTTTTTTGCCACCTTTTTTATAGCCCCCACCAGACTTTTCATATTCCCTCGCTAAAAGTTGTGCTTTCCTTGCTGACCATTGACCTGCCTTACCACCTTTTGAGCCTGCCATTATTTTATTTTTAAGCTTTTCACGCAAGCTAGGCTTTGTATATGTATTTTCGGCAAGCTTATAGTTAAGCTTTTCTATTGAACCCATTAATGAGTTTAATTTTTTGCTCATTGAGCTTGGAAAAACTTGAACACTGTCTTTTGTGTGCGTTTTGCCAGTATGTAAAGATCCATCTGGCATCTCATGCACCTCGCCTATAAATTCTGTCCCATCTTCTTTTATGTATTTTTTCTTATTCACTTTGAATCCTCTATTCATCACAGGTGAAGCGCGTTCCACAACTATGGCACACTGCTTTACAAGCCCAATAATCTAATATTGCGCCACATGCAGGGCATTCATGGTCTTCATTCTTCAGAAACAGGAACTTCGACTTCAAATTCATATTCAAAATACTTACTTAACCTCAATTGAGCATCTATTAGTCTTTTGATTTGCATCTTTAAAAAAATTACATCTTCTTCACTGCGGGTCTTAAACTGGACTAAAGCGGCAACGCTATTAGATAATGATTGTGCATAGCTAACTTGATCAGTTGTCTCATAAACACAAAGATCTACTTGCGGTTCGCTTTCTTCTTCCATTAGGTAGCCCTTCTAGGCAAAATATTTATTACTTCTTTCTCTACGCTCTGATCCCATCTATGCGACATATCTACCCACCAACCTCCTAACGGGCGTGGTCCTTTTCCTGTCTCATGCCACCAACCGTCCCCCTTACTGCCAAACTCATCTTTATAGGTAGGTAACTGTAAATGCCATTGCGTATCTGTCCATACTTGCCCTTTCGGGCCTATACGTTCACGGCTAAGCTCTACACACCACGACTCATGTATATGTCCACCTACCACAATGTGGGCATCGGGCAAATAAACAGCTCTCCTGTTTGTATTAATAACGCCCTTCGTTACGGGGCCACCTCCACCCGATCCATGTGTATAGGCAACATTGATAGAGCCTATGCTTTTTTTACTGGATGTCCGATTGGTCTTTAGTCGCAATATGATCCAACCCGAATATGGAGCGATTAGAATATCTGAGCCTGTCTTTAAGTTAAGCTCTCTCACGCAAGCAGATAACAAGTCAAATTCCGTGAACCGTGTTATGCTTGTTTCGTGGTTTCCTTTAGCCCACACATGAATATTCTTAGCATACGGCTCAAGGAACTCTACTGTCTCTTCAACTAATGCATTTAAATAATCATTTCTTTGGTATTCTTTTCTAACTGAAGACTTACTGCCACGCTTATCCCTTGATCCCTGCATGGCATCCCACCAGTCACCAAGAAAAACTATCTTATGCCCTCCATCTAATGCTTGATCTAAATGCTCTTTGAGCTTTCTTCTATTGCAATGAACCGAATCAAAATGCTGGTCACTGCAAAAAAGAAGACTCTCTTGTTTTGTATTTTTATCTAACTGATACTCTATAATAAAAGACTTGCTACCTACCCTTTTTGCAGTAGAACTCAAAAGAAGTTTCCTTTTTTAATCCTCGCCTTTTACTGCTAGCTCTCCAACTGCGCGATAGACCCATTCGGGCCATTCGTCATTGAAGCGTTGAACTCTTCTACTCTCTTCGTTGCGAACGGTTCTGTTGCCCGTCCTTGACCTATTATCAAGCCTTCTCTCAGCGGCAGAGTTTGTTCGCCTCTCAGAAGAAGTGTTTTGATCGGTAGGTTCTTCTGGGGTTTCTGGAACACTTTCCCCTTGTCCCACTCTTTCCATTTGTTCGATTTGTTGCATGTCTTTTATTTCTTGCCGCACAGACATAGGTTCGGGTGTAGCTTCGCTACGCTCCGGCAGTGCAAACTTATCGCGCAAGTAATCTTCAATATTTTCATCGGGCTGAACAAACACCTCGCCCACCTCACGCAAGAATCTAATAAGTTGCGGAAGGGCAACAGCCCCTATGTTAGAAGCGCGAAGTCGAACAGGGGTTGGCTCTCTGTAGTTCAGTTCAAGCAACGGCTTAATGACTTGCTCTGTATATGTGTCAGAAATCCACTTGGCAACATTCTTTAGCGAGTCATAAAAGAATTCCTGTGAGGTTTCGCCCAAGGCTCTATTGCCCCCATTGCCGAAGTTGATAAACTGAGCTAATCCACTCTTGCCAATTTCTTCATTGTGGTGGTTGATCGTAGGCAACACATCTAACACAGATCCCTGCGCCACTGTCTTAATATCGATCTCTACGCCATTCGGAGTGATCACATACGATTGGCTACCGGCTTTCCAGTTTTTGCCCATTTCGATTAGGGCTTTCAATCCTTCATTGTCAAAGTCTTCGGGTAGTTTTATGTGCGGAATACCTAACGCAAATCGCTCAATACGAATCGCATCAATGTGATATATTTGATCTTTTATAAACCAATGCTTGTAAGCTGAGCGCAACAAGCTTTGTCCTTCGTAGTTGTTGCCCTCTTGCTGATATGTAAATAGGACAGCTTTAGAAGGAAAAGGGATTTTTATTTCTCTGGGCGTTCTACCGTTATCGATCTGCTGAACGATCTCATATAGATTTTCATTGTCGTCCGTGTTCCATCGCCAGACAGTGGTCGCAAGGCGAGGTGCGATCTTTTTGATCATGAGCTTTGTCTGCCCGTTATACTGAACAGGCTCGTATACTTTTTCAGCCCAAGAGAACCCTGCCCAAAACGCAGAAGTAATATGCTTTAGGAACGAAGGCCAATTGATGCGCTCAAATGTATTAACCCGTATGAACTCTCGTTGTTCCTCATCGCCGCCCTCTATCGTCCAATCGGCAGACAGGATGGGCATCGTCACGGCATAGAGTAAGGCTTGGATCTGTGCGTCTGTCCTACGCATCTTATCATAGGTGTCTACTGCATTGGGAAAGGTTAGTTTTTCGTTGAACTCATCATTAGAAATAAATCCATCAAAATAGCTAACGCCGCCTTGCCCCAACTCAGTGGTGAGTCTTTTTCGCTCCGTCTGCTCGTTTAGCTTGATCTCTTTGCCGTCCGAACCAAAGAGCCTAAAAGCAGGTGGCGCGTTATCTGTCTTTATAGAAATTTCTGCCATCTTTTTTTTATTTCCATGAAAAGAAAAAATACTTTTTATAGTAACTGAAAAAACACCTACAGGGAAGCCAAACCTACTAGTAATTATAGGATTAGAAAGTCATCTCCTTGACTTGCATACCCCTTGAGTTCTTGTCTTTCGCGTTCGATAACGCTTCCCAAACAGCCCCTGTGTTTAAAAGCGACCTCCTTCTAGCGTGATACGCCATCGCCAACGTGTCGGCCCTGTCGGGGGAAGGCTCCCCTCGTTTACGCATCTCGGACTTAGACTCCATCTTTATTTGACCGCTACTCGTAATATCAAATTTACGTGCCGTCAATTGATGGATCAGCACTTTGTCGTTTGGGATAGAAAGCAGATCACCATTCTCCGAATTGTAATTCTTCTCAAACGCTTCACGCAGATGCCACATCATTTCCGTGCCTAAGTTCGCATACTTGAGCGGCTCCGTTGCTCTCATACCTGCAGTAACGGGAATGATCCCCTCCTTGATCTGCTCCTTACCGCGATCCGTTACACCTCCACCCAACCCTGCATCATCAATCGCTATCTTTGGAACGCCCGATTGTCTAAGCCGCACTACGCGCCCTGCCGTCTTCATCAAATCTTTACCTTTGTATGTCTCTATAATGCGGGCCTCGTTGCCCAGAAACTCAATAAAGCAGGTTTCATCGCCACCAAAACGGGCAACGTCCACTGCTACTGCGCGTCCCTTAGCCCCCCTCACATCTCTGTCCACTGCCGCCATGACCCAGTTGATGGGGATCATCGTATCGTCTGTCTCTTCGGGAAACTCCCCCAAGTTCATAGCAACAAACAGCGGCGAAGACTCACCTAAATCTCGCGCATCATCCTCTATCTGACTCAGTGCAACGCGCTCTGATTGATACGCAGATATACTAAAGACGTTCCAGTTGGTAGCCGACTGCCCTTTGCAGATCTCATAAAAGGGGCCAGACGGACTTCCCGGAGAACTCAAACAGATCCACCAAAACTTGCCTCCGGGATTACCGCGCAAGATCCTTCGCACAGCAGAGAAGATTTCTGGCTTGATCGCCTTGGCCTCATCCATCACTACAGCTACATACTGTCCGTGGATTCCTTCAAAGGTCGCTTCTGATGTTGCCGCACGACCCATAGCAAACCAATCGGGCGCAATATTAATGCTCGTAGATAATACTTTCGTCTGCTTGATAATCGTATCGTGCGAACGGTCGTTCCACATAGAGATCTCACGCCATAGCTGATTCACTAGCTGGCTCCATGTGCCTGCCGTTGTTACAACTTTACCGCCCGGATGAGTATCAAGAAACCACAACACCCAAAGGGCCGCTGTAGTTGTCTTTGCACATCCGTTAGCCCACTTGAACGCATAGTAGCCCGGTTGTGCCATCGTATCCAGAGCGTCCGCTTGATAGGATTTGTTCTGGTCAAATATAAGCTTCTTCCTATTCTTCTTGATCCATTCGTGCGTTTCTACTCTACGGCAAAAATTTTCTATCTCTCCCCTAGATCTATATTTTGCCAAATCTATATCTACGTGATCTTTAACCCACTTTGATGGGCTATTCAGCCACTCCGAAAGCTTCTCATATTCCTCTACTGCTTGCGTGTCCCTATTGTCAACTTGGTATAACATTTAATCCATCCATTTCCCATGCTTTACATAATGCCACATTCTATGCCTAAAAACTTCCAACAGCAAAGCGAAAAGATTCGGTGCTTCATAGTAGCCCTCCTTGACAATCAGTTTCATTTTTTTGCTCCTATAAATTAATAAAACTAAATAAGTCTTTTTCCGGTATCCTTATCACTCGATATATCAATATTTTGTAATTTTCAAACTCGCGCCCACTTCTTCGGTCTTCTTTGCTTTCTGTCCCACATAATATATTGCTTTCGTTTATTTGTTGAAACTTAATTAATGATAGTATGCTATGTTAGGACTGTTAGATATGTGATTTGTTGATTCGGAAATTTTGGATTTGTGTGGAAATGATATGCCCCCCCTGCCCATATAAAGGGGGTGCATTCGGGAATCTGTCCCACAGGGGAATTGTTAGGGGTCGATGGCGATAGACTGTAGATTGGCGTAAACCCTTAACGATTTTTTATTCATTGTGCCATGGACGACACCCCTTATCGAAAAGATCGATGGGATATATATACGCCACATTGAAATCGACCGACGGCGATGCGATCACTTCCATTCCGCGCACAGTAAAACGTTCCACGTTGTAAAAATCCTGCATGAATTCTAATAACTCTATAGAAATAATAATATAGTGCGGCTTTTTAATGTCGCCCTCATATAGTTTAATCATACAGTGAATGCTATACAGTGGCGAATCTTCTACAAACAAAACACATCTCCGTAAAGGTTAGTTAAATATATTATAGGCGCAAAGCGTAGAGATTAAAATTATATTTGCGTTTAAATAGATATAATAACGTCTATATATATAAGGCTAACATGTTGCTTTGTCGCTTACATACAATAGCACGATAGTCATGCTATGATATACGTATAGCAAGACATACGCATAGCTATTGATATGACCCCCTCTCGCATAAGCATACTGTTGCGCCCTACGCCACGCCACGCCCCTATGTATAGGGGGGGGGCATGTAGCTTGTGCATTCTAATTATAAAATTAATAGTGCATTATTTTTTTGTAATAGATACATAAAAATATTTTAATGTGCAATGTGATATAACAACATAGCAAGTAAGGCCAATGCCCTACGATATAACGCCAATGTAAATACTATTACATATTTATACGCCATTGACGCATAGGCACATATATATAGGCATATATACAATACGCCGACACGGGCGCAGTGAAATACACTATATATATAGGCCCATATGCACATGGCTACCCTTAGCCATCTTCGTATATACGAAGACACACAGCTAAAAATGAATAACTATTCGATAGGCTATGTATCAACCCCGCTATATGGGACACTTTCCGAATAATCGCACCACTTTTTTGAATAATTATTCGACATGGATCGCCCTGCTCGGTGCGTATATTCGGAAAATAGCCCTAATCGCACCACACTGCGCCGACTTATCGCATAATTATTCGATAACAATCGGTAACTATTCGTCTACAGTGCATCAAAAACAAAAACACCCCATTCATCAATGAGTGTTATCTCAAAAAATGAATAGGGTGCATAAACTGTTGTAAGACAATGATTTTTGAAGATGGTAGAATGCCCTTTTTTTTTAAGGCTTGACAAATTTGGAAATTTTGCCGCTTACCCTCTCCAATCCGATCTATTTTAATAGTGTTTTGAACATAGATATTTTACTTATTTGGGTCTATCTTCATTAACAGCCTTTATTTTTTCTTTTTGTTCGACTATTTCCATAGCTTGTCTACGTAATTGAGGATCTACCCCATGAGTTACTTTTACATCTCCAGTATGTTGAACAGTTCGTCTGCCATACTTCTCTGGTTGCATACGTTCTCTTCTCCATGCCGCCGCTTGCCAGTTTTGTTGTGATGCCGCCGCTATTATTTGTAGATCTCTTGTTTCCCCTACGGCCATAGCTTTTCTGCATTCCATTACAAAGTCGGCAAAGTGTTTTTGTGACCTTATATATGTGAGTTCTGTTCGATTGTTCTTTATGGCTTCCATCTCGGCCCGTTGTATCTCCATGGCCCCTTGTTTAAGCCAATACTTTACTACCCCCTCAGATAGATCGGCAAAAGCACAAGCTGAGTCGAGTGTATTGCCTATGCGGAGTGCTTGTAAGAAGTTTTCTTTCTTGCTATCATCGAATATCTTAGGCTTTCGCCCTGCACCCTTACGAACGGGCTTGTTTTCTTTTACTTCTTCTAATTTATCATTCATTTTAACTTTTATTCACCGTTATTTGACTCGTTATTCATCCAATCAGCTATATGAGTTTGCGTCTTAATTAACAGCTTATCGATCTCTCTGGCATATGTGGGGAAGTTTCTCTTTGCGTTGGCAATGAGATACCTTTCAAATTTCTCAATCTCTCTCTTGTATTGGAAAAACTTAAGCTGTTCTGTATGCCCTCCGCTCATTGGGGCTTTGTGTCGAAGTGCCTCATGTCCAGCAGAAACAGATAGTTGGCCGCTTTCCACCGCATCTTTTATGTCTTCTCTGTCGGACTCTGCTATCTTCTTTAGCCTATGCATTGTTGCCCCAGACATACCCATATCATTAGCGGCTCTTTCTGCGGCTCTATTAGGCGTTTCCATAGAAACGTGCGTGTTAGGCTCTTTTTTAGCGGCCCATCCTGTCCGTATTTCCCCTGCTTCGATCTTTTCCTTTATTTCCTTCGCGTAAAGCTGTTCAAGGTGCTTAGCGGCACGATATCGCTCCATAGCGGATAAGTGCCTACGCTCTGTATTGTCTCTTATGAGATGCTCTTCTATCTCTTCCTCTGTTTGTAGCTCTCCACGCTCCGACACCTCTACTGTGCGCCATCCAAGCTCTCGTATCGCCCGTAGGCGTTGGCTTCCACAGATTACTCTGCCGTGTATATCAACCTCTATTATGTGTTGAATGCCGCGCTTTTGAATGTCTTTTTTAAGACCATCAAAAGAGATATCGTCTAAGTCTTTGAATAGGATTTGGGATAGAGGATGGGGCTTTAGATCGTCTACTACCATCGTTTTCATGATGAAATCCGTTTCTGAGGACGTTTTTTTCACTTCATGAAAAATGTATGTATTCTGCCGCTATTTTAATTACTTCTTTTACCTCGTCTTTGCTGATAGATAGATTCATTGAAACTTCGCCTAAAATATCGCTAGTTGTGCCGTTATAAATTTCCTGTATTACCACTTTTGCGAACTCTGGCATCTTAGCATAGTCTATATCAGATCCATTTATAGGCTTAATATATATTTCTCTGTCTATTTCTTCTATAGCCACTTCAGATACATTTTGATGAAACTGTTCACCGTAAACAAACTCAAACTCTTGCATTGTTGGCTCTCTGCCCAACTCTTGCGACAGATCCACGTATTGCCTTTGAAGCTGTGAATGCTTACGACCTTCCCATTCCGTAGAAGACATAGATCCTTTTGTAGTCCTCAAGGAATGGATAATTGATGCCTCTATTCTTTGATATGCAAACGTGCTAAACCTGCATGTTCTTTCTTTTTCGCCAAACTTTGTGGCCGATTCGCAAAGGGCTAAGTTTCCTGTGCCAACAAGATCGTCAAAATGATCGCTGTTTCTTGCATGTTTTTTTGCTATCTTATAGACCATATTCCTAAATTCATTAACAAGTAGACTTATAGATGTTTGATTCCCTTGTGCGGCTTCCAAGGCGCATTCTCTCTCATTAAAGGATTCTTTAGTCATGCGCGTTTTACAATTCGTTAAACAGGAAGAAGAGTTTGATTGCGGTTATGCATGTTTAGAAATGCTCACTGGAATCAAAGAAAAAGGAAAACCTATTTCTGTAAATCTAATGAAAAAGCTTTTGATAGAAAAGACAGGCGAAAATTGGGAAATTCATGGAACAAAGAAAGATGATGAAAACGAGGAACCAGAGATCATCCCCTCTATATTTCACGAAGATCCTACGTTTTATCTTGTTACTGACATGTTTGAGCCTTTTATGGTGTCTGCTCCTTTTATGGCCCATTGGATCATAATTTATCATCTTAATGTCTACGACCCTTCGTTAGATAACATAACTCCTATTAGTAATTACAATAAGTTTTCACTCCGTAAAATAAAAAAATACTGATACCGACATTTGTCAGCATCAGTATTTTATTTAAATCTACTAAAAAGTAGAAAACAGCAAGCTTAATCTTAAAGCGAACCTAGATCAAACTGAGCGCGTGATTGATTGCGAACCTGCTGAGGAGTACGGCCACGGCGCAAAGCCGCTCCAGCGGTTGCTTCGCCTTGGCTAATGCGGCCTTGACGAACAGCCTGCTGAACGGCTCGCTGAGGAGCCTGTGCAACGGCACGAATGCGGCTAGAGTAACCTCCTGCTTTTCCACCTACTAAAAGTGAATCTCTCATTTTAATTCTCCTGTAAAAAAGTGATCACCTAAAAGTATTATCGGAGATCAAGTAACTTTTCTACTGTTACCCCAACTTTTGTTGCCTTTCTTACTTGCAAACAAAGCACTCAAAGATTGTAAAAAGTGGTATTCTGGCCCTTCTGGGAGATGTGGGCGCATTCGCTCTTCGTGTGGCAAGCCCCCATAAAATAGAATATTTTGAGGCTCTAATTGTTCCACGATCCAATTTATACCTTTATGGAAATTAGATCTCTCTCTATGTCCTTCAATTTTAGTAAACTTATTATAGACAGTTAATACTTGACACGCTAAAATAGGCGCATTTTTAGGAATACCCGCAATTTGAAAGTCATTATCTCTCTCATCGCTAATGGCTAATGATGGAATAACTTTAAACCCAAACTCTTGAAAAAATCTTGCCATATACTGCTGTCTATAATACTGATATATTCTAATTGCTTTAGGAGCATCTCTGTGTAGAGAAAAGTCTGGAGCTACAACTTGACCCCAATTATATACAGACATTCGCTGTATTGTATCTTCTTTTTTATTCCATATTGGCTCAAACGCTTCATCTTCCTCATAAAACATAAGGGTTGCGCCATCAGTATGCTCTGGCTTGCATCTTTCGCGTCTATGTTCGCCCCAAGTTAAGTAAACTGTCTCTGAGGGGTGTTGATCTGGCTCCATTCTGTACCAAGGATTCTCTGGGATACGATCCCCCAACATGTCCTCTCTCAATACAGGTATGCCGTAATCGTTATCAGTAGGCAATAAAGCGTGTTCGTTGATAGTATTTATGACTACACTTTCAACATCGCCTTGCCCTTCGCGTTCTAATTGTTCTTTTTCAGCATCAGCTAACACTTGTCCACCGTCTTCTATAAGCGTAGGATCAAGTGCCGCTATTTCGCCTAAATCAAAGCCAGTAAGGGATGGATCTATGTCTTCTGAAAATTGCAAGTCTTCAATTTCAGATTTTAATAAATCCATATCCCATTGAGCGTCTTCAGCCAGTTTGTTGTCAGCGATGACATACGCTCGCTTTTCCGCTTCACTCAACCCCTCAAGCACAATAACTGGCACTTCATCTAATTCAAGATGTTGAGCCGCTTTCAAGCGACCATGCCCTGCTATAATTTCACCTTCTGGATCTGCAAGAATAGGATTTGTAAATCCAATCTCTGACATAATCTTCACAAGCTTTCTGATTTGAGAAGCGGGGTGCTTGCGAGAGTTGCGAGAGTAAGGCTTAAGCCATTTTATGGGCTTATATACTGTCTCTATTTTTCCATTGAGAGGCATATTATTGTGCTTGAGGGGTTTGTGGTTTTATTCAGAGTCTGTCTGTTTCAAGCTGACACGCTTTTGTAGAATGTCGAGCATACCCTGCAAACGCTGAATAGTAGGATCATTCTGCGTCACAACATTAACTCTCTGCTCAAGCTCACGTTGTATAGTCGCTTCAAGCTCTTTATCGTCATTTGACGAACCAGAGTTGACATCATCTACAACGATCTGCTGATCTCCAAGAGTCGTTTCTACTGATTCACTCATTACTAAATCTCCTTTATAATGGGGGTTTACAGAAAGATATATTTAATTTTTTAAAAAATCAAGTTTACTAAATAGTATTTTGAAAAGAATCTGGAGTCCATCCACCTTGTTTTGCAACGGGTTTTTTTTGTTCTTCATTGATAATATTTCGTATGTCTGTACGTCTTCTTTCATCAAAGAACCAATCAAGACATTGAGACTTAATATGTTGAGGCAATTCCTTCATATCCTCAAAGGCAGTAAAATCTGAAGATTCTTTTTCAGATGGATTCTTTAACATAACCCATCCATCAAAGATCTTGGAATAGCCTGTTGCGGCATCTGTCGCTTTAATTGCTACAGCAATCCTCTCAATGTATTTTTCTACTTCAACACCATCAGACAAAACAACTTTTTCGACTAAAAAAATGTTGTTTGTTATCTTATTTTCATATTTAATTACCATTTACACATCTAACCTTTGCTCTAAATCGTTCACTTTTTGAACAAGTTCCTTTATTGAAGCGACTAAAAGTGGGACTAATTTTGATTGGTCTATACCTTGATATACTGGATTGCCATCTTTGTCAACTTCGTCCTTCTCTCCGGTGATCGCCTCCGGCACTACAGAAGAAACTTCATGCGCGACAAACCCGTCAACGGTCGTGTCGGGGTCCGATATGAAATTGAAACGTCGAGGCTGTAATGCGTTGACGCGATCAATTGCGCCGGTGATTGGGACGAGGTTTTCCTTGAGTCGATAATCGGAGCTTGTGTTGTATGCCGTATTCGTAGAGGTTACACTAATAGAACCAACCTGCGTGACGGCATCATATCGAAAAGCCGCAATCTCTCCCGTACTTCCGGCGCGGCTAAGATACAAAGAACCGGCTTGCCTTGCGGCCCAAATATATCCCCCCGTGTGAATTTCAACGCCGTTATTGTTCGTTAAAACTGTAGAGGTAGCGGTTCCATTAAATCGTATATTCACATTTGGGGTCATAAACGCACAAACGCCGGTACTTTCTACGCGAAACCGCTCGGCAGGGGTTTGTCCACTGTATATATAGTAATTATTCACAAAGTGAGCACTGTCCACATAGGCCGATGTTAATCGGTTATAAACAACTGTATTGACCCCACTATTTAGCCCGTTGACGTTGAACTCGTACCCTGCCGCGCCGCCGTTTGACACGACGAGCTTGTACGTTGGGGATTGACTGCCTATGCCAACGTTGCCTCCGCTTGTGACAGCTAACCGAATTGCCCCTGCCCCATTGTCGTAAATCTCAAAATTGTCTGATCGCGCTCCTACCACCTGTAGGTTGTATTGTCGCGCATCGTTTTTTATTTGAAAAAATGGGTTTGCGTCAGTGCGTGTATCTTCCAGTATGATAGCACCAGACGCACCAGAATATCCTGTAGTTACAGCGTGGATGGCGGCATTGGATGAAGGTGCGTTTGTGCCGATTCCGAGGTTTGATGTTGATTTCTCCCAGTATAAATTTCCTGCGGAACCTATAAACTGTATATCGCCTTGATTTGTTATCCGCATCCGCAGGGCATCATCGCCCTCTGTTGCATCGGTTCCCGTAGTGTGAAAGTCGAGCGAATACCGTCCGTAGGGATCAATGACCATCGAGCGAATAGCTGCACCTACACCTACACCGTGGCCCGAAGTGTCCGCAGTATTAAAATACACAGCACCTAAATAGTCGCTTCCAGAAATCGTCGAATCTGCGCTATATCCGGCTTCAAATTGATAGTTACTATCAAGGTTTATTGCCGCTCCTACGCGACCTGCTCCCGCACTCGATATTGTTTGCGTTGGGCCATCGAATACAGCATCACCAACTACGGAGAGAGCCTCTGATGGCGTGACCGTGCCTATGCCAACGTTGCCTGCGCTCGTGAGTCGCATTTTTTCGTTGTGAGTGGCACCACCTTCGTACATGCCAAACGTTAAATCACCATTATTGCTGGTTGAATGCACTGCCGAAATTGTTGCCGCAGTCTCTTTTACTCCATTTGTCGCTTGGAGTCTCAGCACCGCACCCTCTCCAACGGTGGCTGTATCAGTGACTCTTACAAAAACTCCACCCGCTGGCACTGCTCCAGTCGGTGAACCTCCACCTGTCCCTATCAGATCCAATCTGCAAACTGGCGAGGCCGCTCCCAATCCCAAACCAGTACTATTGAGCGTCATCTCTGTGGAAAGCGAGACATTCGCACCTGCTGATCCACTGCCTACCGTCTGCCAAACGTGCGCCCCTTGATACTGGTAATACTGAGATGCGGCATCAGCTTCTATAAGGGCGTATCCACCGCTGTTTATGATTAGGTTATTTGCGAGAGCAGTTGTAACGTGCGAATCGGCATAAAGAGCCGCACGACGATCTATCTGTAATGCTCTCTCGGTCGATC